AAAACGAAAATAAAAGAATAAATATGTATAAAAGTTTTTCGAGAAAGAAATAGCCTTATATTTGCAGGTAGTCTCACTTGGGTTGTGAGAGTTTAGGTGTTTAGAGAATAGGGGGAGCGCATACCCCCTATTTTTTTTTCTAAACAAAACCACTATGGCAACAGAATTTCCCAACCAAACATTCCGACTGAGTCTTGACCACTACGGAAAGCGGATTACCATCGAACTCGACCACTGCGATGTTACTGCCGATGAACTCGTAGAAACCTTCTATCAGTTAGCGATGGCTGCTGAATTTCCTTCTAAGTCCGTATGCGAGGCTATGCACTTTGTATCCGATGAACGGAGCGCATCGGAATAATCCTTACATTTGACTATTAAACAACAACCTTATGAAAAACTTAACTCTTGAACAGTGGCTTGGTATAGTTAGACACCTTTTCTCGGCTTTCGGTGCTGTCTTAACGACTAAGGGGTGGACTACCGATGACCAGGTGCAGGAACTAACGGGAGCAGTCCTCGTTGCTATATCCATCTTTTGGTCTATCTACTCGAAGGATAAGGCTTAATGATTAAACTACATCACGGCGATTGCCTTGACGTGCTGCGAACGCTACCCGACTGCAGTGTCGATGCTGTCGTTACTGACCCGCCTTACGGCCTGTCGTTCATGGGGAAGAAGTGGGACTATGACGTGCCGAGCCAAGAGATTTGGGCTGAGTGCCTTCGGGTATTAAAGCATGGCGGCCACCTTCTTGCGTTTGCGGGAACAAGAACGCAGCACCGAATGGCTGTAAGGATTGAGGATGCTGGATTTGAGATTCGGGATATGATTGCTTGGGTGTATGGTTCGGGATTTCCGAAGTCGCACGATGTAAGCAAGGCGATTGACAAGGCGGCTGAAGCGGAGCGGGAGGTTGTGCAAACAATCCCCGACAGATGGGCGGGCAAGGGGCAAGTGTTTCAACGCGCCAATCAGCAAGAAGCAGAATTAGTGAACATCACTGCTCCCGCCACCGAAGCCGCAAAGCAGTGGCAAGGCTGGGGGACTGCACTCAAACCCGCACTTGAGCCGATTACGGTGGCTCGCAAGCCCTTGATTGGCACGGTAGCGGAGAACGTTCTGCAACACGGCACAGGGGCGATAAATGTGGATGGGGGAAGGGTGGCGTTTGTGTCTGATGCAGACAGGAGAGAATCAACCGCGAAGAATCAACACGCTGACTTTGGGACACAACCAATGACCAACAATAATGTATATGGTGATTATTCAATGATTCAGCCCGCCAATTACAACCCTCCTGGCCGCTGGCCCGCCAACTTCATTCACGATGGAAGCGAGGAGGTGGTGGGGTTGTTTCCTGACACAAAGAGTGGGTTTATGCGCGGCGGTGAGAAGGCGAGCAAAGGATTGGGTATGTTTGGAGGCGGTCAATCAAACGCAGATACTTACGGCGATTCAGGCTCAGCCGCGCGCTTCTTCTACTGCGCCAAGGCAAGCAAACGCGACAGGGATGAGGGCAACAACCATCCAACGGTCAAGCCCACCGACCTGATGCGATACCTCTGCCGACTTGTAACCCCGCCAAACGGGACAGTCCTCGACCCGTTCATGGGTTCGGGAAGCACAGGTAAAGCGGCTGCACTGGAGGGATTTAGCTTCATCGGCATTGAACGCGAGGCCGAGTATGTAACAATAGCACAGGCACGCATCAACCACGTCACCAATGACTGACGCAATCACCGAAGCCGTTGTTGCCCAACTTAGGACAAGAGCGAAAAAGGGCAAGTTGAAGTACGGCACGACCATGGAGCGCGATGACCTGACGCTGATGCAGTGGCTGCAACACTTGCAGGAGGAGTTGATGGATGCGGCTGTCTACGTGGAGAAGTTGAAGGGGGAGATTGAGAAGAGATGATGTATATTTGATTAACCTAAACCAAAATAAAATGGCTTATATTTATCATAAAATTAATCCTCTTTCTTTATCCGAAGTAAAAGAACTAATTGGTGAGGTGGATGTGGAAAAGAATATGCAGTATGAAAGAAAAGTGCAAAATCCTTATTCATCAGATAGTTTATTGCATACAGGTTTTAATAAAGGCTTTGAACTTGGTTACAACCAAGCCCTTGAAGATAACAAGGAAAAGAAGTACACAGAGAAGGATATTGATAAAGCATATTGGGCAGGTATGCAATTTGTGGGAGAAGATAAAGGAAGTCTTGGTGAGTTTATCCAATCCCTCCAAACCCAAATAGAAAACGCAGAAGTGCGGGAGATTACAGGTTAAAGTCCTGACTAAAATGTCCAGTTTATTGACAAAAAAACTGGACAAAACAACCGAGTAGCTTAAGCGGGTTTTACCCTCTTACCCATACCAACCTTAGCCTTCTCCCTTTTTTTGGCCGCCAGCTTCTTCTTTCCTATCTCTCCTGCTGTTTTTGGAGTGTCTTTGGACACCTTCTTCGTTGGTCGGCAGTATTCATTCTTTCCCCCTGCTCCGCAGGGCTTTCCTGTGCGGGTGTCCACCCATTTTTCTGCCTCCCACCGCTTCAACGATGTACCTGCCTCGCCCTTTCTTACTGAACCGCTTTCTTTTCGGCATTTGGCAATAGCCTGAGATGCCCTTGCTGATGGGAAAACTTTGTACGAGGCCTTAACCTTGCGATAGCACGCATCTTTAACCGACACTGGCGTATTCTTTTTTAGCATCAAACGATGGGCAGGCTTTATTCACCCCCGAAAAATCCCTATGCCCTTGGATTATTGCTGTGGGGTACTTTTTCTTCCAACTATGTAGCACTTGAAGGAGGGCTTCCTTCTGACCGCCCGTTCTATTATCGAGTGGATTAAGCCTCGAATCGACACCTCCGATATAACTAACATGAAGTGAAACAGAATTATGCCCAGCGACCCCGTTACATACCGTTTCATCCGAAGCCAATGTGATAACCTCCCCATTTGGTTTTACAATTTTATGATAGCCAGGCGATTTCCATTTTAATTGCTCTTTCCAATACTTAACAATAGCTTCAACGGAAGCCGCCTGAGGCGTTGCCGTGCAGTGAACGACTATGTATTTGATATTTCTCATTTTGCTTATTATGGGACAAAATTAAATATTATTCACCTTCTATTGAGTGCTCGTAGTCGTAAACCGAGCATCTATAATACGATTATCAACGCCATCCATCCTCATCTTACAGTATTTCAGCTTCATCCAGTATCCACCGAGCGGCTTCGGCGGCCTGCCTCTCTCAACGTGAAAGCCACCCACTCCTCCCTGATACTCTTCCTTGTATGTCGCTGTACGAATTTGGTGTAGAGGCCGTTGTTTAATCAGATAGTCTTTCCTGTTTAGGTATGTAACCATGTTGATATGATGATACAACTCGTGAACGTGCCCCTGCCAAGTACAGTCATAACCTTCTACCATCGCCATAATCCTTTGGTCTTGAATAACCCCTTTTGTTACTGAACCGCCTCCGCCCGAGCCGTGATAGTAGTACATAGCGAAACGGTTGTAATGCTTCGCAACTGTGCCGTTACGGAATCCAAACAAGATTGCCCCGCCGTATCCTCCAATCTGAACATTGGTCTTGCACTCGTGATTGAGTAGGGTTATAAACATCTGTAAGGCATCGAACTCTACGTTTTTGATAACCCCCGTTTCGTGGTTTCCATATCCGATGAGGATAATATTCTTAGCATATGGCTTAAACCATTCAACAGCACTATTGACAACCGCTTGGAGGTAGTTGCCCACATTATGCTCGGGTCTTATGTCGTTCTTGTTCCTGCGAGGGTCTCCACGCCCCTGCATCAAACAAAAGAAGTCCCCATTTACAATAATCCCTGCCCCACGTTCTACTGCCTCATCGAGGTGTTTTTTGAGTAAGCTTCTATCACAGTGTGGATTGTCCCAGTGCAGGTCGCTAATAAGCAAGAACTCTGCTTCTCTCCCTTCCAAGTCAACGGTATGTACGTTGGCTGAATGTCGGGTTATATTCATTTTAGGTTGTTGCGAGTACTCACAAATATACACCACTAAAATTTAGTCGATTTTAAGGGTTCACCCCTTAACTTTGCGCTATGTCGGATACCGAAATTAAGAAAAGGCTTCCGTTCATTCCTCTGAACAAGCCCGAGGGGCAGGTTAAGCCTGCGGATCTTAGGAGGAGTAACGTTAGAAAGATACTTGAAACCGAACTCTCGAAGGAGATTAACGGCATAACCCGTGCCGAAGGCTTAGTTGCCCGCCTCGTTACTATGGGGATCCAGGGAAATCTACGAGCCATTGAGTTGATTATGGCTTATATGTATGGCAAGCCACAAGCACAGGTTCAGGAATCCGACTCCAAGCCATTTGTCTTAGAGCTTACGGAAGGAGAAAAAGACGAAACTGAAAACCAGGAATCTAATGAAACTAACTAAAAAACAAACGGAGGCCTATAGGATGGCACTATCTGGAGAGAAGCAGTTCATTCTCTTCGGTGGTGCCATCCGATGACGAGGGGGTAAAACTTATTGGCTTCTTCTAACCTTCATATCTCTTTGCTCTAAATACCCTAAGTCAAGATGGTGTATTGTACGAGCCTCTCGCCCTACTTTAGAACGCACAACACTCATAACGCTAAACTCAATACTAAATGATGGGCTGAGGCCTTACATATCAAACTACGATAAGCAGTCTTTAATATTGACCTTTAGCAATGGCTCTGAACTCATCTTTATGGGCGAGAACTACGACACCGATAAAGACTTAGATAGGTTTAAGGGCTTGGAGATAAACGGAGGCGGCATTGATGAGATTAACGAGTGCCAGGAGGCTACCCTTTACAAGATGCTTGAACGCTCGGGCTCATGGAACAACGCTGAAGGTCGCCCTCCTATTGTAGTATTGGGAACGTGCAACCCTGCGAATAATTGGGTGAAGGAGGAGGTTTATGACAGGTGGATTAAGGGCACTCTCCCTGAAACCTGGGCATACATTCCATCAAAGATTACGGATAACCCATACATCCCTGATGACTACCTAAACTCACTGAAGGCCAATATGCCTGAATATGAGTACCTGCGTTTCGTTGAGGGCGACTGGGAGGTTCAGGAAAAGCCTGAAAACCCATTTTTCACGGCATTTGAGCCAAAAGATCATGAGGATAAGGGCGCGTTTTTCAACCCGAACCTGCCGATTTTATTTGCCTTCGACTTCAACTTACAGCCGTTTGCTGGCATTGTTGCCCACAAGTGGAAGGATGACAATGGCGAACACTTCCACATAGTCGATGAGTTCTCCGTTCCCGATGGCTCTATACCAAAGATGATAGACACGATTAAGGAGAGATATGAGCCATACCTTCCGATGTGTCAGATAACGGGCGATGCTATGGGCAAGAGGGGCGATTTATCTCAGAGGGATAATGCTAACTACTATGAGCAGTTAGCTCGTGGGCTTAAACTATCGGGGAAGCAAATCCGCGTTCAGGACAACCCTAAGCACGAGAACTCCCGTGCCGAGTGCAACTACATTCTAAGGCACTACCCTGACTTCAAGGTGAATCCTAAGAGCTGCCCCAACACTTCGAGGGACTTGAGGATGCTCAAATGCGATGCTATGGGGAATATAATTAAAAGGAATAGGAATATTATAACTCAGCTAGCCGATCACGGAGATTGCGTGCGCTACATATGCCACACCTTCTTGGGGGAGTGGTATATTTACCACCTGAAAAAAAGCGGATATAAAAACATACCATTATGAGCTGTCTTGAATGTACAAACTGCCCCTCCATAGGCTCTTACGACATTTGTTGTGCCGAAATAACTGTTGCTGAGGGGCTCACACCTGCTACCGACTATCTTGTTCGCATCCTCGACCTTACACTGAACCGCTATACCCAACAAACGGTTACTGCGAGTGGATTGGGTGAGCTGACGATTGCTATTGACCAATATACATTCTCACCGAATAGAACCTACGAGGTTACTGTTCATGCTGATGAAACCTGCAATGTTGATGACGACTTGGAGTTTGGACAACTAGGAACTGGCGATGATGTTGATTGCGTATCCTTTACACTATTTTATGCTGATTGAACGAGCCGTAGTAGTTAGCCTACTCATTGTAGCCACCCATATTTCAATGGAGGATGGGATGATTCTGAATAGATTCAGGGCATTTTTAGCAAGGCTAATCCCCGAATGTAGCATTTGGAGTAAGCCTATATACAACTGTGTCGGGTGTATGGCCTCTATTTGGGGGGTAGTCTATTACGCTCTGACCGCCCTACTGCCCTGCTTTGAATTTAACTTTGTGGAAATGTCGATTGTGTGTATAATGTGCATACCTTTGAACTTCATTTTCATAAAGTTATCATGATAGCAGAACTGCTCTACAAGTGGTT